ACCCCGAGCAGCCAATCCAACATCAAGTGTTGTTTGCTAAGACCGCGGACAATGTCATTATTAGCCCGGCTACTGGCACCCTTACAACAACACCTACTTGCACATGGATAACCGCCGATAGTCAAGTTGAGGATTGGTTAGGAATAGGAACAGCCACCGCTGCCGATCAAACGTTTATTACCCAATGTCGCTTGGCTTCAAACGAGTTTTGTTTTCGCCGACGACAAGAGGCAAATTATCGCGACAGCCTGACCACGGTTCCTAATGCTTCCGTGCTTTTAGGTGCCGTTGCTTATGCAGGCTTTTTGTACCGTCAACGCGGTGCAGTAACCGACTTTGCAGGCTTTGACGGTTTAGCCGCTGGCGGGTCTATGGGCCTTAGCCCGATGATTAAGCAATTGTTGGGCATTGACAGGCCCGCGGTGTTTTAATGCCTGTTGCATACACCGACTTATTCAACGAGGCCTTAGACGACCTTACAGCCACGTTACAGACCGTTACAGGGTTGCAGGTAGTCAACGACCCGCGCAACATTGTGCCGCCATGCGCTTTTATTGACGCCCCATCATTTGAAGCGTTTAACTACAACATCGTAAAGATCACGTTTCCCGTGCGCCTAATTACCCTTGGCCCGGGCAACCTTGACGCGCAACGTTCGCTAATGAACATGGCCGCAAAAGTGTTAGGCAAAAATGTGGCAGTAACCAGCGGCCGCCCAACCATTGCCATAATCGGTGGTAGTGAATTAGCGGCGTATGATCTCACTATTGAAATGCAAGCCCAAACGTCCTAAGGCGGTTACATGTACTACATCATTAAAAGCCCTCGAATAGGTGAAGTGGGCACAGAGTACGAACCGAAGCCGGGCACAAACGTACCCGCGCTTTTGTGGGGCGGTTTTATTGCCGAAATAAACGACGAGCAACCCGACGAAGTATCCACACCCGCACCAAAAAAAGGTGCTAAAAATAAGAAAGCAACGAAAGAGAGTTAAACACCATGGCAACAAGCACCTACCTAGCAACCCCGGGCGTTTCGGTAAACAGCGTTTCGCTAACCGACCAATGCACCGCAGCCGTATTTACGCACCGTTTTGACCAGTTGGAAAACACCACTTTTGGTCAGACGTCGCGCCAGTACCAAGCAGGATTGGGCAACCACGAAGTCACCCTTACCCTTTACCAGTCCTACGCAGCAAGCGAGACCTACGCAACGTTGGCCGCACTTGTTGGCAACAGCGACATTGACGTAGTGGTAGACGCAGCAGGGGAACTCTTTACCCTAACTAATTGCGCGTTGCTTGAAATGCCAGTTGTTAACGCCGCTTTGGGCGAACTTTCTACCATCGACATTACGTTTGTTGGTGGCACTTACAGCGTTGCATAAATAGCGCCGAACAATCGGCCCGACACGAAAGAAGGCACACATGCAATTAACCCTTGAAGTAACCAATCACGAAGGCACGTACCAAGTAAGTACAAACCTTTTTACAATTGTGCTATGGGAACGTCGCTTTAAACGCAAAGCAGCCGACATGGCAAACGGTATTGGCGTTGAAGACTTGTTGTTTTTGGCTTGGGAAGCAAGCAAGCAAGCAAAAATTGTTGTTCCGTCAGAATTTGACACGTATTGCAAACAAGTAACCAACATTGAGGTAACCGCGCAAGAGGCCCCAAACCCTACCCAAGCGGCACCTACCGCCGGCAATTAGCCGAACTGTTAGTTGCAACAGGGTGGGCGCCGCATTGGTATTCGCAAGTCTTTGACGCGCAAGACTTAGCAACGGTGGCTAAAGTTTTGGGGGAAAGAAACAAAAGGTAACCCCATGGCGCAACCAGTTTTACAGGTAAAAGGTATTCAAGAAACCTTGGCGCTATTGCACAAAATAGACCCGTCCTACCGGCGCACAATCACCAAACGAATACAGCGAAGCGGTGAAATAATTCTTAACGAAGCCCGCAGCATGGTGGCCCATTTTGACAACAGCAAAGGCAACGGCGCCCCATTGTCGGGCATGGTTCGAGGCAACCTAGTTAAAGGACGTGAAACTAACTGGCGAACCCAGCAAGTACAAAAAGGTTACAAAATTAAAGTAGGTGTACGCCCAAGCCGTGAACGCTACGTAGATTTCAACCGTGGCGGTTACACCGAACAAGTAGTTTTTGGTGCCAAGCCTTACCGTCTAATGGTTGTGCAATCAACCGACCCAGCGGGCGTGATCTATGACCATGCTGGGCGAAACGTAAGCAGCCTATTTGTGGCAAACCTAAACAGCCAAGAAGGCGGCCAACCGCGTGTTATTGACAAGGCCGTAACTAAGAACCGTGACGCCGTGCAAAACGACATACAATCGGTTATTAGCGACGTTGAAAAACGCACAAACACGCAACTAAAGCAGAGGGTTAAGTAATGGCAATTAACATACCGATTATTACGTCGTTTGTTAATACTGGCGTACAGGCAGCCGACAAACAACTTAAGGCATTTGGTACCAGCGCTAAAAACGTTGCGGGTGCGGTAGCCGGTTTTAGCCTTGCGGTAGGAACCGTTAAAAGTGTGATCGGCCCGATGATTACGGCCGCGTCAAACATGCAAGAAGCGCTAAGCAAAGTAAACGTTGTGTTTGGCCGTGGCGCTAAAGAAGTCGAGAATTTTGCCAACAGCGCCGCTAAAAACCTTGGCCAGTCTAAGCAAGCAGTTTTGGACGCTGCCGGCGTGTTTGGCACGTTCGGTAAAGCAGCGGGTTTAGCAGGCACAGATTTAGCGCTATTTAGCAACGACTTTACAACCCTTGCTACCGATCTAGCGTCGTTTAATAACACAAGCCCCGAGGAAGCCGTACAGGCCATTGGCGCCGCGCTACGAGGCGAAGCCGAACCTTTGCGCCGTTTCGGTGTTTTGCTCAATGACGCAACCTTAAAACAAGAAGCAATGGCCCTAGGCATTTACGACGGGTCAGGCGCTTTAACAGCACAACAAAAGATTTTGGCCGCGCAAGCCGCCATTTACAAGCAGACCGGCGACGCCCAAGGCGACTTTATTCGAACAAGCGACGGACTAGCCAACAGCCAAAGAACATTGGCGGCCACATTTGAAAACGTTAAAGCAAAATTGGGTGCAGCGTTTTTAGATCAAGCAACAACCGCTACTCAAAACATTACGTTTTTGGCGCAAGCGTTTGAAAAATTACCTACGCCAGTAAAAAACAGCGGCGACGAAATAAACAAATTTACAAGCATTGCTTCAAAAATGTCTAACGTAGTTACCCTTGGTTGGAACGCGCTCACATTGTTACGTAAAGCGTTTGAAAGCACTAAAGAAACTGGCGCTTACAACGAAAACCTTAAAAACAGCGCACAACAAACCATGCGTTTAGCCGACGCTGCCGGTGAAGCCAAAAAAGAAGCGGCAGGCCTTGACGACAAAGTAGGCGGCGCAACCAAAAAACTTAGCGACCTTTATGACGTAATAAAAGACAAATTGGCCGACGCGCTTGACGACGCAAAAGACCAACTAAAAGACGCGCAAGACGCGTTTCGAGATTTTGGGCAATCCGTTGCCGACGGAATAAAAGCCGGGTTTAGTTTTGCCGACGCTAAAGAAGCAGGCGTAGAAACTGGCGGCGGTTTCCTAGCCGGGTTACGTGACCAAGTAGCCGGAGTAAAAGAATACGCCCGCAACGTTGACACATTGCTTAAGCGAGGACTTAGCGAACAAGCCCTAAGCGAAGTGCTAAATGCTGGTTCGGAAGCGGGCGCGGCTATTGCAGCCGAATTGGTGGCAGGTGGCCAAGAAGCCATTACAGGCCCCAATGGTGTTAACGCATTAGTCGAGACCGTACAAAACGTGGCAGCCAAACTCGGACTAGATAGCGCGGAACGTTTCTACCAAGCAGGCGTAGACCAAGGCAAAGCGCTAGTAGCGGGCTTAGAAAGCGTGTTAGCGAAGTATGAAAAGATTTTAGCAAACCCGAAACTAACGACAAAGCGCCTAGAAACTTTGTTAGACAAAGCGCAAACCGACATTTCATTTACGCAGATAACAGCCGGGCAAACGATTGCTACCCCAGCACCCACAGCCTCAAGCATTGCCAGCGTTAATCAAGCAAAGGCAGCTCGAACAGGTGGCGCCCCGGTAACGGTAAACGTTAATGGCGGGCTAGCCACAAGCGCCGAAATTGGCAAAGTAGTAACCAACAGCCTCAAAGCGTATGCACGGCAAACAGGCCCGCTAGAAATACCGACGGTTGGTTACAGGTAATGCCCGGTACAGCAATCGCGCAAGCCGGCAACTATTCCCTGTTAGTTGATACCGGTTATGACGTCAACAGTTTTACCCTTGACGACGCGTTAAAAGGTTTATTAAACGGCACGTTTCCATTAGGCCCGGGTAGTGACTTTGCCGACATTACCGACAGCGCAACCCAAATAAGCATTAAGCGCGGTAGGCGCGACATTGGCGACCAGTTTGGTGCTGGAACCATGACATTTACTATTAACGACGTAGACGGTATTTTTAACCCGTTTGATGAAACAGGGCCGTTTTATAACACGCCCGACGCGTTGCCCGGGCTTGCCCCATTGCGCGCCGTTGAATTAATCCGCTACGACGACAACGACAACCCCGAATATTTGTACCGCGGAAAAGTGGTCAATTACAACTACAACTTTGCGTTAGATGGCATAGACACCGTGACCGTGTTTTGTAGCGACAATTTCTATTTGCTTAGTCAGACGTTTATGGACGAACTAAACGTTGCCGTTGAAACATCAGGCGAACGCATAGAAACCGTTTTAGACCTACCCGAAGTGCAATACCCGACGGGTGCGGCTCGAAGCATTGACCCGGGCACCGTAGACCTAGGCCACGACGCCGCCTATACCGTGCCGGGCGGTACAAATGTTTTAGGGTATTTGCTACAAATAAATCAAACCGCAGAATTTGGCCGTTTGTTTATGTCACGATCAGGGGTCTTGACCTTTACGCCGCGTGTAGGCACAACCCTTAGCGCGCCCGTGATTGACTTTATGGACGACGGCACGGGCGTACCCTACGACGGGCTTGGCATAACCTTTGAAGCGGACGCTGTAACCAACAGGGTTTACATAGAAAACCTAGGAACAACCAACGCCACCGCCGACGATCTAGCAAGCCAAGCACTATTTTTTGTGCAAACAAACAGCATTACCAACAGCCTGTTAGACGACACCGAACTAGCGGCCGCCGCAACTTACTTGTTAAACGGCACACCCGAAGCGCGTTACAACAGCGTAGAAACCGTATTTGGTGCCCTAACCGACGCCCAGCGCGACACCGTGGCCGTCGTGGACATTAGCGACACGGTAAGTATTGAACGCACATTTGTAACAGGCAACAGCACAACCACCCTTGCCCAAGAGTTAAGCGTTGAGGGCGTTGAGCATGAGATCACATTAAACGGGCACCGCATAATGCTATTTACCAGCCCTACCACGATTGTTTATGAACTGATACTTGACAATGCCGAATTTGGAATTATTGACGCGCTAAACGTGTTGGGTTGATCTAGGCTAAAAACATGGCAACAAGACAAGATTTTACAGCCGGGCAGGTTTTGACCGCCGCACAAATGGACGACGTAGCAACCGCCATGATTGCGCTAAACGCCCAAATAGGCACAACTTATACAACAGTTTTAGCCGACGACGGCAAGTTAGTGACATGCGATAACGGAAGCGCAATAGCGTTAACTATTCCACCGTCTAGCAGCGTCAACTATGGCATTGGCACTCAAATAAACATTATGCAACTAGGTGCAGGCGTCGTAACCATTACCGCAGGTGTTGGCGTAACTTTGCGTAGCCAAGGGTCTAAATTGAAAACTAACGGCCAATACTCGGTAGCAACATGCGTAAAAATTGCTACCGATACTTGGGTTGTTGTTGGCAACTTGGTGGCATAAGCCGTGCAAATTTTAGCAACGGTTACACCGGCAGCGGTTTTGACTTCAGTCGAGTATTTGATTGTTGCCGGCGGCGGCGGCGGTGGTGCAGGTAACACAGGTATCACCAACGGCACTGGCGCCGGTGGTTCGGGCGGTTCGTTTAACGCGGCGTTTGCTATCACCATAGGTACTACATACACCGTTACAATTGGTGGTGGTGGAACAGGCGGTAACAGCATTGTTGGCCCTTTGAACGGTACTGCAGGTTTGACTTCTACGCTAAGTGCAAGTGTTACCGGTGGTGCTGGTGGTTTAAGTGGCGGTGCTGGCGGTGCAGGTAGCGTAGGCGCAACGTACACAGGTGGAAACGGTGGCGCACAAAACACGAATGGCGGTGCAGGAACAGCAAACAGCATTACAGGTTCATCGGTTACACGCGGCGGTGGTGGTGGTGGCGGTGGTGCTGTACCGGGTGCAGGCGGTGCAGGCGGCGGCGGTGCAGGTTCGGCAGGTTCGCCGGGCGGTGCAGGAACAATAAACACGGGCGGCGGTGGCGGCGGTACGCAAGCCGTAGCAAATACATTTGGTGGTAACGGTGGTTCGGGTGTAGTAATTATTGCGTACCCATCTACGTTTGCCGCTGCAGCGTCAACTACTGGAAGCCCAACAGTAAGCACCGTTTCACGAAGCGGCTACAGAGTTTACACGTTTACAGGTTCGGGAAGCATTACTTTCTAATGGCATACTTTGCAGAAATTGACGAAACAAATTTAGTTATAACGGTTATTGCTGTTAACAACGAAACTATAGATTATTTGCCGTTTCCGGAAAGCGAACCAGTAGGCCAAGAATTTATTGCCTCGCTTGGTTTGCAAGGCCAATGGTTGCAAACTTCGTACAACTCAAATTTTAGAGGCCGCTACGCCGGAATTGGTTTCACGTTTGACGCTTCAATAGGTGAGTACGGCGAATTTGTCGGGCCGCCTTTGCCTCCGGACGTAGAAATAACAGAGTAGTAATGAAATGGCGTTATATGATTGGGTACGCGCTTTTAATCGCCGTGGTAGTTTGGGGTTGTAGTGGTTGCACAGTTTCTAAAACGAATATCGAGTACCAATGCTTTACAAAGGCCGCTTGTGAATAAAACACCTGAACAACAACACGCGGGGCTAATTGTTTTTGTTGGTCGCCTGATGGCTATTTGCTTTTCTTTTACTGTCATGGCGTTCATTTACGGCATTTTGTTTGTAGATCAGCCAACAGAACAAGCACCAACCGACGCGCAACTAATTGACCTTTTAAGCACGTTGCTGGTTTTTCTTACTGGCACACTAAGCGGACTGGTGGCTTCAAACGGACTTAAAAGCAAACCGGGAACACCAACCGAACAATGATCGCTAAAGCCAAACCCAACGTTGTAGGCGCTCGAGATTACATAGGCAATACTGACGGCCCAGCAGAGGGTAAACGTGCTGGCACCGAGGAATGGGTACGCCAAGCAATTAAGTATTCAAACGGCGCGTTATGGAACAACGGCACTTACGGCCAGCGCGACATTAAAGGCAAACCCGGCACAATGTCAGTACACGCAACAGGCCGCGCTATGGATTTGTCCTACCGCAAAATGGACACCAAAGGCATTAAAGAAGGCCGCGCTGTTTCTAAGGCTTTTATTGACAGAGTGCTAGCCAACGCAAACGCTTTCGGCGTACAAATGGTTATTGACTATTTCAGCAAACCATGGGGCGCGTCATGGCGTTGCGATCGTCAAGCGTGGAAAGTGTACGAAACAAAAACCGTGTCAGGGGCACCGGGGGGCGATTGGTGGCACGTCGAACTGTCGCCAGCATTTGCAGACAATCCCGAAGCCGTAAAAGCCATATTTGAAGCCACGTTCGGGGTATCCGCAACCGCGTAACAATCGTTGGCTAGGGTTTTTGTACCGACGGAAAGCCCTATTTATGACCGAGCCACAAACCTTTATTTACGAGTGCTACATAACAACCCTTGAAACAGGGCAGCAAGTTATGGTGCAACTATTTAGAGACCCTAAAACGTTTGATTGCCTACACGTGCAAATGGCATTTAAAAGCCCAGCGTCCGGCACGTGGGGTAACCCCTACCAAATGGAAAGCCGCAACAAATGAAATTGCTACTTAACCACAAGATAACCACAGGCATAATTTCCTTAGTTTTAGTGCTTTCTGTCGCTTTTGGCGTCAGTAATGCACAGGCCCCCGAGCCAACCCCACAGGTTGTACCAGCCGTGCTGCCGTCAACAACGACTACAACCACCACGTTGCCTGCATTGGTCACTACATGCTCGCAGGTTGCGACTTTAGCCCTAGCGTCAGGATTACCGCCAAGCGAACTAGAAACAGCGTTAAAAGTGGCTGTACGCGAAAGCCGTTGCACTAGCGACGCGTTTAACGCCATGGACACAATGGGCGGTAGCGCTGGGGTTTACCAAATTAACTACTTTTGGTGCAAACCCTCGACCTACTGGCCAACTGGCTGGTTGCAAGCCCAAGGCATTTTGACGACGTGCGACGAACTATTTAACGCGGTAACTAACACGCGCGCCATGGTTGCTATTTGGCACAACAGCGGTTGGCTACCATGGAAAACAGCAAACTAAACAAAACACAAACAAAGGAAACCCGACACATGCAAGACCCGACACAAAACGCAATAACTAAACACCAAATGGCCGTGTTTGATCTAATAGACGAAATATGTCGCCCCGCGCACATACCGTACAAAGCAAAACATGCAGATCTAATTGCGCGATTAAAGCGCATTGCAACAGACCTAGACCTAAGCGGCGACGCAACAGGCTGGCAGACCGTTAGCGAGGCAATCGAAGCGTTAGGCGGCTAACCGTGGCACAAGTACGGTTAACACAAAACGAAATAAACTACGCCTATGCGGTTGCTCAATTGCGTATTGATTGGGCAGACAATGCCGGCGCTAAACACAACTACGGCTTAACCCCACCCGACAGCCTTAAAGCAATGAAGGTTGGTTGCATTGGTGAAATGGCGTTAGCAAAGTATTTACGCATTGACTGGGGCCACACTCAATACAACAAGCATGCTTACGACGTCGGCGGTTATGAGGTTCGAAGCACGCTACGCGGTAACGGTTGTTTGCTAACACATGAAAGCGACAAACCAGCAATTTACATACTTGCCACACTTGACCCAGTAGACCGCGTTATAGAGTTGCGCGGCTGGCAAACATTGTACGAAACTTGGCACCCAACCCGTTGGGCCGAACACATGCCAGCACCGTGCTTTATGACCCCGCAAAGTTTGTTACACCCAATGGCTACGTTGCCCGCAGCAATTTAACCCGACATGAAAGAGACCCCGACAATGAGACCATGCAGGAAATGTGGCGTTATGACCTACGCCTACCAAGCAAGCAAAACCCGCAACCACATTCTTTACTTCCACCCCGGCACATGCAAAAAGGATTGGCGCTAATGGCTTTTAACATTGAAAACTACGTAGACGTACCAACACGCCTAGCCGAAGCCTTAAAAAAGCACCCTAATTTGCGTATTCAAGAAACGAGCGCCGAAGTCGTAACCATGCCTGACGGCTCAACATTTTACCGTTGCACCGTTACCGTGTGGCGCGACGAAACTGACCCAATACCAAGCATTGCCACAGCTGCAGAGCCTTACCCGGGAAAAACCCCATACACCAAAAACAGCGAATTTATGGTTGGCATGACTAGCGCGTTAGGCCGTGCCTTGGGTTACATGGGTTTTGGTGTTGCTAAAGCAATTGCTAGCCGTAACGAAGTGGAAGCGCGACAGGACAGCACCCAGCCAGCGCCGAAACCAACGCAAACACATAGTCGAGTAGCAAGTCAAAAACAATTGTACTTTATTAAATCGCTTGCTAAAGGCGCTGGGTTTGACGAAGTCGCTTTACACGATTACATAGCGGTAACTCTTAACAGCGACGCGGTAACGCTTGAAGTGCTTAGCCCTGACCAAGCCACGCAAGTAATTGACGCAATGAAAAAACTACCAAGCAGTAAAAACGATTAATGCTTACAGTTGGCAGCCTCTTTAGCGGTATTGGGGGGCTTGACCTTGGATTAGAACGAGCCGGCTTTAAAGTAATTTGGCAATCAGAAATAGACCCCTACTGCAACAAGGTTTTAAAAAAACATTGGCCCGAGGTGCCAAACCATGGAAACATCAAAGAAATTGACTGGTCAACCATCAAGCGACCTAACGTTATTTGCGGTGGATACCCTTGCCAGCCATTCAGCCTCGCAGGACGACGACAAGGAACAGACGACCCAAGACACCTTTGGCCTTGGGTGCGAACCGCCATTAGCGAACTACGACCCGACTATGCGCTGCTGGAAAACGTCCGAGGACACCTCACTATGGGGGGAATTGAAGTTATTGGCGAACTTGCCGAAATCGGGTATGACGCGGAATGGCGCATTGTTTCAGCAGCCGGCGTGGGTGCGCCTCATAGACGCGACAGACTCATTATCGTGGCCTACCCCGCGCAATTGTTCAGCGATGGCGTCAACAATAACGCCCGAGGTGGCTTGGAACCCGAAGCGGTTTCCGAACTTGGAAACAGTGGTCGGGCGTCGCATGTGGCCTACCCCAACGACACAAGAGGTAGAACACCCGAACGCGGAATTAACACCGTCGGGGCGTCGGAAGTCCAAGAACGGGAAAACGTCGCACAGTTTGGGGCTAGCGGACGCGGTACAAATGTGGCCAACACCCCGGGCGAGCAAGGCAATGGCAGACAGCCCCGAAGCGATTATAAGGAACCTACAAAAAAAGGGTTACAAGAGCAAATTAGAGCAAGCGGTACAAATGTGGCCAACACCGACAGCGAGCAGCTGGGGCAACGAAGGGAGTCGCAACATGCTGGACAAGCACGTGCAGTCTGGAAACATAACGGAACAGGACAAGCGCGCTATGACGGCTGGCAATGGTGGGAAGTTGAACCCGACGTGGGTCGAGTGGCTGATGGGGTTCCCCACAGGGTGGACAGACTTAGAGGATTAGGTAACGCAGTAGTACCACAGGTTGCAGAATACATAGGTCATTTGATTATGGCTGCACACAATAACGCATAGACCTAAACCATTTGCACGGTAGTTGGTGACACACGGAAACGTGGGTAGTACGCCATGCCCGTAATCATGCGCGATGAAATGACCGGGCCGCTGG